GTTGGTCAGACGAAACTCTGCTCAATCGCATCAATCAGGCTATGGAGGCCGCATCATGGGATACAGCAAGCGCCAGTTCGTGACCGCTGCCTTTGAGGAAATAGGTCTTGCCTCTTATGTGTTCGACCTGAACCCCGAACAGATGGAATCGGCATTGCGTAGGCTGGATGCAATGATGGCGGATTGGAACGCCAAGGGCATCCGCTTGGGTTATCCGCTGCCCTCAAGTCCTCAAAACAGCGATTTGGATGAGCAGACCAATGTGCCTGATTCGGCATATGAAGCCATCATCTGCAGCCTAAGCATCAGGCTCGCCCCAAGCTACGGCAAGCAAGTGATGATTGAGACAAAGACCACTGCCAAGCAGGGTTACGACATTTTGCTTCAGCGTGCGACATTCCCGCTGGAGAAGCAACTCCCGGCAACCACACCCGCTGGCGCTGGCAACAAGCCCTGGCGTGTGTACGACAACCCGTTTGTGCGCCCACCATATAGCCCTGTTGATGCTGGCCCTGATGGGCCAATCGAATACTACTGAGGACAATCATGCCAACAATCAACCAACTGCCAGTGCTGAACACCATCTCCAGTGGTGACCAGCTACCCGTTTACTCGCCCAACAACGGTGATGCTCGCAGAACATCGATTGGTTCCTTGCTGACATTTTTTCAGCAAAGTTTTGCATCGCCAACCTTGTCGGTGAATCTGTATGTTCCTGGATCCGGTTTCAACATCACTGTACCAACGCCAGTTAGCCAAAACCAATGGATGCTGTTGCAACCCGCTGGAACGCTGGCAACAGGCACGATTACGCTACCTTTGAACACTGGTGTGCCTGATGGCACTACGGTGCTGATTACCACCACACAAGAAATCACCTCATTGACGATTGCTTTAAATGGTGCATCCGCCATTTTTGGTGCAGTCACAAGTTTGGGCGCAGGGTGTGCTGCTGTTTATCGCTTTTACCAGCCAACGAATTCTTGGTACAACATTAATGCTGAGACGGTTTTTGCCGCGGGTATTGCTGCATGGCTGACCACCCCAACAAGTGCCAACCTACGGGCGGCAATGACAGATGAGACCGGAACCGGTCTGTTGGTATTTAATACCAGCCCCACCTTAGTAACGCCTGTGCTGGGTACAGTGACAAGCGGCAACATCAGCGCCTGCACAAGCACCAGCATGGTGATGGTCACTCCAATTCTTGGCACACCGACATCTGGAGCGTTGACAAACTGCACCGGGTTGCCGCTAACAACAGGCGTAACAGGCGCTCTGCCAGTTGCCAATGGCGGTACAGGGGCATCAGCAACGGTTCAGGCATTGAGTGGTCCAGGTGCGGTAAACATCACAAGTCTTGCGACCGCTTTTACTTCAACAGCAGCAGGCAACGCATTGACTCTTGCTGATGGCGCACAGGGCCAACTGAAAACAATTATTTATGTCGCTGAAGCGGCTGGTGGTGATACTGGTGTTTTGACACCAGCCAATCTCGGAAGCGCCACCACAATCACTTTCAACGCTGTTGGTGATTCGGTCACCCTTCAGTTTGCTGGTACTGATTGGTGGGTTGTTGGGTTCCGTGGTGCGGTGGTTGCGTAATGGCAACCAAGCCCTCTGTTAATGCGGCTGGCAACTACACGAAGCCAACTATGCGGAAAGCCCTGTTTGAGAAAATCAAGGCAGGGACAAAGGGCGGCGATCCAGGTGAATGGTCGGCCAGGAAAGCACAACTGCTGGCGGTGGAGTACAAGAAAAAAGGTGGAGGCTACAAATGAAAGCCCCACAAAAAAGCCTGAAAGATTGGGGCGCACAGAAGTGGCGCACCAAGTCAGGTAAGCCATCGTCTGAAACGGGCGAACGCTATCTGCCCGAAAAGGCCATCAAAGCCCTGTCATCGGCTGAATATGCAGCGACCACCAAGGCAAAGCGTGAGGCCACAGCCAAGGGCGAACAATTTGCAAAGCAGCCCAAAAAGGTTGCCGAAAAGATTAAGAGGTTTCGATGAAGACTCCAGCCTATGCACGCAAGGAAGGACAAAACCCCAAAGGCGGCTTGAACGCCAAGGGGCGTTCTGCTGCTCGTGCTGAAGGCATGAATCTGAAACCTCCCGTGAAGTCTGGTGACAATCCCCGCAGGGCATCGTTTCTAGCCCGTATGGGCGGCAATCCTGGCCCTGAATACAAAGATGGTGAACCTACCCGCCTGCTGTTAAGTTTGAGGGCATGGGGCGCATCATCTAAGGCGGACGCGCAAGCCAAGGCAAAGAAAATATCCGCACGGAATAAGGCGAAGTAAATGCAAATACCAATCCTCAACGGTATTTTCACCGACAACACCCCCGAGCTGCGTACATCGTACCCAGTGAATCTGATGCCTGTGCCAAAAGTGTCGGGCATCAGCAATGGGTTTTTGCGTCCCGGTGATGGCATTGTTGCCAACGGCACTGGCCCAGGGGTTGACCGTGGTGGAATCAACTGGAATGGCGATGTTTACAGGGTCATGGGGACAAAGCTGGTGGAGATCAGCAGCAATGGTGCAGTGACCATTCTGGGCGATGTGGGCAGCGGTGAGCTTGTGACCTTTGATTACAGCTTTGATGAGCTTGCAGTGGCATCTGGTGGGAACATTTACTTTTGGAATGGCACGACCCTAACGCAGGGCAGTTACCCACTGGTAACCATTGGGCCAATCATTGATTTTTGCTTCATTGATGGGCGTTTTATGCTCACTGATGGAGAACGGTTGTTCCTTACAGATATTGGTGATCCGCTGGTTATTGGCGCATTTGCCTTTGAAGAGCCTATTGCCGACCCAGATCCAGTGACATCGTTGCTGCGTCTGCGCAATGAGGTTTATGCCATCAACAGATTTACGATGGAAGTCTACGATAACCTTGGAACGGCAGTCCCTTTTCCATTTGGCGTGATACAGGGCGCACAGGTTCAAAAGGGCTGCGTTGGTGTTCAGGCTTGTTGTGTCTATCTTGACCGAATTGCATTTTTGGGAAGTGGGCGTAACGAAGCCCCAGGCATTTATACTGCGGCCTCGGCAACCACTCAAAAAATCAGTACGCAAGAGATTGACAACATCTTGCTGGATTACACAGAAGCGCAGTTGTCCTTGGTAAAGATTGAGGCCAGAAACGACAAGAACCATGAGCATCTGTATGTGCATCTGCCAGACCAGACGTTGGTCTTTGATGCATCTGCATCACAGGCACTGCAAACCCCTGTCTGGTTTATCTTGGTCAGCACCTTGACAGGCCTTGCTCAATACCGAGCCAGAAACATGGTGTGGGCATACGACAAATGGCTAGTGGGTGATCCTCAGTCAAACAGCATCGGCTATCTGGTACAGGATACAGGCCATCACTGGGGCCAACAGGTCTACTGGCAGTTTGGCACGCTGATTGTCTACAACGAAAGTAACGGAGCCATCTTCAATGAGTTGGAGCTGGTCAGCTTGACGGGCAGCGTTGCCCTTGGCAAGAATCCACAAATCAGCACCAGTTACTCGCTGGATGGAAAGTCATACAGCCAAGAGCGCAGCATCTCGGTAGGAACGATTGGCAACACCAAGAAGCGCCTTGCATGGTTCCAGCAGGGTCATATGAGGAACTGGCGCATCCAGCGGTTCAAGGGTGACAGCGATGCCCATGTGTCATTCCTACGACTTGAAGCTCAGATTGAGCCATTGGCATACTGATGGCAAACTCACGCAAACTCAATTTAACCCGTGACCAGCTTGCGGAGTTTCTAACCGATCAGCAGCAGATCAGGCAGTTTGAGCTGCTGTTTTCTGCCGTCGATCAGCTCCAGGTTATTGTCGGGACTGACTTTGAGTACCAGGCAGACACGGCGGCGGCCACAGCAAACGAGGCGCTGGCTCAGATCAGTCGCTTGGCGCAAGATGCAGCGGTCAGCGCAGCGGTCATTGATGGCAAGACCACACTGGCACTTGACCAGATTGCAACGCTGGCGCAGGACACCTCGGTCGGAGATGCCGTGCTAAATGCCAAGGTCCAGCAGGCACTGGATGCCATTCCAAGGCTGGCCCAAGTGCTCAACCTGCTGGCTCTTGCGCCAGTTCAGCAGAACAACAACTCGATCACGACCGACTACATTGACTTCAACAGAAATGCGCCTAATCCGGCCACAAAGATCGGCAGGTTGCATTGGGATGGGCGCGTGTTTTACGCTACACCCAACGCCAATAACCTTGGCGTGACAGTGAACGAGCATTTTGTTGCGCGTACTGGCACTAAGACCATGACAAGCAACACATCCTTGCAGGCCGTTTTCAGTGGCGGTTCAGGTGGGTTGACCAATGGCGCGTTAACCGTCAACGGGTCAACATCGTACTATTTTGAATGCTCTCTAAACTTGTCCAGTATGTCTGCTTCATCAGGCAATTTAGGCTTCAGTATTGTTGGAGCTGGCACTGCAACTTTCACATCCGCAGCATGGCACGCCTTTGGTTTGGATGCTACAACGCAAACAACAGGCGCTACGATTGGCGGTAGTTTTTCAGCGGCTGCTGGAGCTACGGGCAACATTTCCACGGCAGGTGTTGGTACATCATATTCAGTGGTCATCAAAGGAATATTTCGCATCAATGCTGCTGGAACTATCATTCCCAGCGTTCAATTGACAACCGCATCTGCCGCTGTCGTAGGTGCAAATTGCTGGTTTAAATGCAACGCCATTGGCACTAACACAGTTGTGTCAGTGGGCAATTGGTCTTGATCTCTTAACTTCAAAAAGGATTTTCTCATGACCGTATCCATCAAGGTACTGATCCCAGCAAAGCAGGCCGAGAGCAGCCAAACCACGCAGTACACAGCCACCAACTGTAAGGCGATCATCGACAAGTTCACGGCCACCAACACCACAGCAGGCAACGTCACCATCAGCGTCAACCTGGTGACCAGTGGCGGCACTGCAGGCACGGCCAACCTGATCGTGGACACCCGTGCCATTGCACCAGATGAGACCTACACTTTCCCCGAGCTGGTCGGCCAGTCGCTGGAGTCTGGCGGGTTCATCTCAACCATCGCCAGTGCAGCCACATCGCTGACAATCCGCGCATCTGGCCGCGAAATCACATAAGGAGAACAGCATGGACAAATTCATGATGATGCCCAAGGGCTTTATGGGCCTGCCGATGGAAGAGGAATTCATCACCACGGCAGAAAACAAGAAGAACTACGTCATTGCCGTACAAGATTGGAACTATGGCCCAGAGATGCCAACCAACGAGCCAGGGGCCAACAAAGAGTTCTATTCAGGGCTGGCAGAAGCCATGCAGTGCGATGAAAAAGACGCACGGCGCAAGCATTGCTCAAACTGCGGTTACTACGACAACAGCCTGATGGCACAAGTTCGGCTGGAGCGCATCCCGATGGCGGCTTATGACAAAGGCGCAGGGTTTCGTGGTCACTGCGAAAAGCTAAACTTCATCTGTAATGACATGAGAGTTTGCCAAGCATGGGAAGATGATGAGTATGAGGATTGAGTAAAACTGTGCGAAAATCGAGCCGCTGAGTCTATCGGGCCACCAGCAGCTCACCCTGAACAGGAGTTGTGCATGACCGATGGGCTTAAAGAAAACCTAACGAAGGTTTTTATGCTGCCTACGCCAGCCGTAGAGTGGCTGCTTATGGTTTTTGACGCAATCCAAGTTTTTGATGATGTTGCCGATGGTGACGCAGTTGAGCGAAAAGACCTAAATGCCACCATTTGGAACACTCTGGTGGGTATGCACCAGAACGCTTTTTTCATCATCAATAGCCACCATTTAGTGCCTTTGCTGGCTACTGCCATTCTTAAGTGGCAAGCCTCAGACACAGCAGAACGTCAAGGCCAAGCCGATGCAAAATCGTTTGTTTGGCGTGCTGGCTACTATGACCTGATTTTGATGGTTATTGCATTAGTGCATGGTGCAGGGTTTGCTACAAAGCACAGTCATTTAGTAATGGCTTTGTACGGTGAAAAACTTGAAAATTATTTAAAGGAGTTCGGCGATGCCTGATCCAGTAACAGCCCTAGTCGTAGGCGGAAGCCAACTTGTTGGAAGTGTAATGCAAGCAGGCGCGGCTGAAGATGCAGCAAACATCCAAGCTGGCGCAGCCGGAGAAGGCATATCAGAACAGCGCAGGCAATTTGATTCTTTGCAAGCCCTGCTGAAGCCTTACACCGAGGCAGGTTTACCGGCATTGGAACAGCAACAAGCTTTTTTAGGCCTCAGAGGGCCAGAGGAAGAACGTGCAGCGATTGAACGCATCAGCGGCGGTGAGCGATTCCAGGAAATCACACGGCAGGGCGAAGAAGCCATTCTGTCTCGGGCATCGGCCACTGGTGGGTTACGTGGCGGCAACGTGCAACAAGCACTGGCGCAGTTCCGTCCACAAGTGCTGAACCAACTGATTGAAGAACAATATGGGCGCTTGGGCGGCATGACGCAATTGGGTCAACGCTCTGCGGCTGGTGTTGGCGCTGCTGGTATGGAGACAGGCACAAACATTGCGAATCTCTTGAGTCAGCAAGGTTCAGCCCTTGCAGGTGGTGAGCTTGGGCAAGCAAAAGCCTACGGTCAAGTCTTGAATATGCCAGCACAGTTCCTTGGTATGCAGTACGGCGCAGGCGGCAAAGCTGGATTAGGCTTTGGGTTTTAAGGAATAACACATGGCACAGATCAACCCATTTCAAGGCCCAATCAACTACGCAGTCGATGTGCAAAGCCCATTTGAGGCTGCGATCGGTGGCTTCAAAATTGGCCAAGCTGGTGCTGAGATGCAAGCGCAGGCCCAGGCACGCGAGCAAGCCGCACTAAACCAAACAGCTCTCAGAGACCTGTTCAAAAACCCCAACGCAACAGCAGCAGATTACGCACGGGTCACAGCATTTTTGCCAAAAGACCAAGCGGCAATCGTTCAGCAAGGCTTTGAAGCTCAGACCAAAGAGCAGCAGCAAAACACTTTGAAGGAAGGCACACAGGTGTACACGGCTATCAAGTCGGGTAATTTACTTGTTGCTGAAATGCGTCTTACTGAGCGAGCAAGGGCATTGCGAGAAGCCGGAAAAGAAAAAGAGGCGCAAGGCTTTGATGACCTCTCAAATCTGATCCGCATGAATCCAACAGGCGCTCAAACTTCTATTGCTTTGACGCTTGCAGCACTTCCTGGTGGAAAAGATTTTCTAGAAAGCGCAGACAAAGCACTATCAACGCAAAGAGAGGAAGCACTTGCCCCGGCAAAACTGCAAGAGGCTTTGGGAAAAGCCACACAAGAAGAACAGAAGGCATTAAATGCTGTTGCGACAGCGGCAGATGACGTTAAAAGAGCCGAGGCAGAAAATAAGCTGGCACAAGCACAAGCTGACAAAGCAAAAGTTGAGGCTCTGTTTGCTGAAGAAAAAGCCAAAACTGATTTAGAAAAAACTCGTGCAGATATTCGTAAAACAGATGCTGACATCTTAATTGCAAAAGAGGACAACCGCATCAAAGCATTGAACGCAACCATTGCCCGAGAAACAAACGTACTTAGACGACAAGAGTTACAGCAAAAGATTGATGACGCAACTGAAAAGCGTGACTCTACGAAGCGTGACCAACAAGCAACACTGGCTGGTATTCAAGCTGATGTGGATAACTTCGTGAATACAGCAACGCAAGTTCTGAACACGCCAATAGAGGTAATTCGTTCAGCAACAGGCCCAGTTGCATCACGACTGCCAACATTGAGCCAAGAAGTGGCTGACTTTGAATCCTTGGTAGAAACTCTTGGGTCTCAGGTTTTTATTGCGCAAATTCCAAAGATCAAGGGGGCTGGTGCTTTGTCTGAAAAAGAGGGTGACAAGTTGCAAGCATCTGTGCAAAACTTGAGCCTTAAACAATCTCCAGATCAGCTTAAAAAGAACGTCACTGAAGCGGTGCGGCTGTTGGAAAAGGCAAGAGCTAATGCAGCAGCACGTGCTGGCTTGCCATCTACACCAAGGGATGTGCCAGCCGAGGGTTTGACTGTTAGATTACCAAATGGTGCAACGGCAACTTTCCCAACCAAGGCTGCTGCTGATGCCTACAAGAAAGCGGCGGGTATCCAATGATCGACCCAGCAGAACTTGAAGCATTAGCAAAGCAATTCGGCGGTACAGTTGCGCCAGCCAATGCTCAGACATTTAATATTCAGACGGATGCCGGAAAAAACATTGCTGTCGATGTTCGGTTTCCTAATGCTGAAATGACAGCACCGCCTGAGACACAGCAAGACAGAAGTATGCCAGCCGCTGCGACAGATGTTGCCTCGCTTGCTGCACAGTTTGGCGGCACGATTACAGAGCCACCAACTACCGTAACAGGTCTTGCTGGTGCAGCCACAAGGGGCTTGGCACTACCCGCTGCTGGTGCGCTTGCTGGCGGTGCTGCTGGTGCTTTGCTTGGCGGTGTTGGTGCAATTCCTGGGGCTATCGCTGGCGCTGGTGCAGCCACACTTGCTGGCTTGATTGGCGACCCGATTGTCGGCTCAATCAACAGTCTGTTTGGCACAAAATACACAATGCCAACCGATGCGATGGAAGACTTGCTCACCCGTGTTGGCGTGGCTGAACCTCGCACAGCAGCCGAGCGCATCATGCAAACAACTGCGGCTGGTATATCCAGTGGCGCTGGTGGCGCTGCCCTTGGCAAAGCTGTTGAAACAGCAGCCACAAGCCCTGTAACCCGTGAAGTTGGTCGCTTGTTGGCTACCACCCCAGGATTCCAAGCACTTACTGGTGGAACAGCAGGAGCGGCTGGTGGGCTTGCCAAAGAAGCTGGTGCTGGCCCTGTTGGTCAAATTGCGGCAACAGTGGGTGGTGCTTTAATCCCATCCATTCCGGCTGCTACAAGGGCCGTGACGCAACAAGTGGCTCGACAAGTTGCCCCTGCTGGTGCTGGCATCCGTGAGCGTATTGAGCCAACCAGCATTGAGCAACTGCGTGCTGGTCAAGAAGTACCCACCGAACCAACAATCAGAGAGTCGCTGCAAAGCATCAAGGCAAGTGTGGGCGAGAAAATCTCACCACAAGACTCAGCAAACTTACGCAAGCAGATTGCCCAGAATCCTGATTCGACAGAACTGGTGAACTTCCGCATTTCAGGCACTCAAGTTGTGCCTGACAACGAAGCCACATCTGCGATAACACAGGGCTGGAAGGATGGCACGATTGCCAGCATCAAGGCTGCATCTGACAAAGATCGTCAGGCCATGACCAAGATGCTTAACATCTTCAAGATGGGTGAAAAGCGTGAGGCATTTCGGGCATTGAACCGACCCGCTGACATCTTGGGTGATACCGTTGATTCAAGGATTCAGTTTCTGTCCACTGCGAACAAGCAAGCTCGTACTGACATCAACAAAATCGCCAACAACCAACTGCGTGGTCAGACCGTAAATTTTGACCCTGCTATTAATACGTTCCTTGATGATCTTGGCACTTTGGGCGTAAAGGTAGAACTTGACGCAAACGGGGTCGCCAAGGCCAATTTGCAAGGTTCTGATATACAGGGAGACAGACAGGCCCAACGTGTCTTAAACATGGTTCTGGAGCGTTTGAGCACGGTTAAAGCCCCCGATGCTTATGGCATCCATACGGCAAAGCGTTTTATTGACACTCAAGTGGATTTTGGCAAAAGAAGTCTTGCGAATCCACTGACAGCACAGGCCGAGCGAACACTGAAGACATTGCGCCGAAACTTAAACGCAACCCTCGGTGAAAGTTTTCCTGATTACAAGGCTGCAAATGCTAAGTATTCAGACACCATCACGGCACTGGATGACTTGCAAAAAGCTGCTGGCACAAACATCGACTTTGATTCTCCAAGCGCAAACAAGCAGCTTGGCACAGCGATGCGAAAGCTGACCAGCAACTACGGCACACGGGCAAATCTGATTGATTCGCTTGACCAAGCCAACAGCACGGCAACAAAATACGGCATGAAGTTGGATGACAACATCGTCAATCAGCTCATCTTTGTGAATGAACTTGATCGTATGTTTGGCGCAGCCGCACAAACCTCGCTGAAAGGCCAAGTCTCTGAAGCCATGCAAACTGGTGTGGATATCGCGAGGGGCGGCGCAGCAAGACGGGCAGTAGAATTGCTCGCAGAGAAGGCCGAAGAGTTGCGTGGCATCAACAAAGAGAACGCAGTTAAAGCAATGGAAGAACTGCTCAAGCGTAAAGCTGGGCAACCTTGATTCATAGGAGAACCAGTAATGTCAGCACTCTCAGTAGAACCGCCATATCCAGCATTTGCCGATGCTGATGGTCAGCCGCTGGAGAACGGCTACATCTTTATCGGTGCGGTCAATCTCAACCCAATTGTTAACCCCATCGCTGCGTTCTTTGATGCTGCGCTGACCATCCCTGCTGTGCAGCCAATCCGCACCTCTGGTGGGTATCCTCTTTATCAGGGTACGCCAACACGCTTTTATGTGGGCAGTGATTACAGCATCCAAGTCCAGGACAAGAACGGCTCTGTGGTCTACACCTCGTTGAATGGCAATGCTTTTGGTGGTGGCTCTGTCGCGAGTAACGCAACTGGTAATGGAGTGCAAACAAGTTTTTCTGTGTCCTCTGTGCCAATGGCAATTTATATCAATGGCGTATATCAGAATCAGAACACCTACACAGTTGCTGGCGGAAGTGTCTTATTCTCAGAAGCACCGCCATTCACATCGATCATTGAATTCGTGTTCTAAGGAGAACCAGAATGTTAAAAAGCACCTCATCCATCATCAGCGCCAGCCAGATTGCTACACCCATCACATTACCTGGTGATGTCACCCTTTCCACGGGCAATTTAGTTATTGGCACATCTGGCAAAGGCATCGACTTTTCTGCCACACCAAGCACAGGCACAAGCGAGTTGCTGGCTGACTATGAGGAAGGCACTTGGACAGTCACTTGGACAAGTTTGACATCGGGAACTCCATCAAACACAACAGGCACTTACACAAAAATTGGGCGTACTGTTAATTTCAACTATGCTGCTGGCGCAAATGTTTTAGTGGGAGTCGGCGATGTAACAAAATTTTCGTTGCCGTTTACACCAGCCGTATACGCAGCAGGAAGCATGATTTCACAATCAAACACGAACTCCGGCTCGCTTTTGGTTGACCCCAGTGTTGTTGTTTACCCCAATTCATTTAGCGGCGGCTTCATGGTTTTTTCTGGAACTTATAGCGTTTAAGGATTTAACATGGCGCTTACTAAAGTAACTTATTCAATGATTCAGGGGGCGGTTGCAAACGTCCTTGATTTTGGTGCAATTGGTAATGGTGTGGCTAATGATGCTGCTGCAATTCAACTGGCTGTGAACTCTGGCGCAGCAGGTGTGTACTTTCCAGCAGGCACGTACAAAATCCAAGCAACTGCGGGTGTCGGTGTGACCATTCCAGCATCTATTGTGCTGTTTGGCGATGGCATGGAGTCCACTATCATCAAATCTGTACCGACCACCTTGTCGGACAATTTGCTGTACTCAAACAACTTGTTCACCACTGACGACGGTTTGGATGAAGTTGTTTTCCGTGACATGACGCTTGATGGTTCTGGCACTGGTCCTGGTGTTGGTGATGGTCATGAATACGCACTTGTCCTGACCTACAATGTCAACCGACTGACGTTTGAAAATGTGCGAGTTGTTGAGTATTCGAGTGACTGGGATGGTACATCAAAGTCTGTCTACGATAGGCATTTCCAAGCAATCACAGTTCGCAACGACACAGACACTGAGTACACGCAGTTCTTTAACTGCCAACTGCGTGACAACCACTACGAGCAAGTTGATGTGTACTACCCGTATACCAGCACGGCTTGGACAATCATTGACGGCTGCTCAGAGATCAACACCGCCGCGATTCCAGACTCGCACACTGCGTTCATGGTGACAGGCGGTCACTTGACGCTGACAAACTCGTTCTTCAAGAACACCAAGTTCTCGACAATCAACATCAACAACACCAAAAGCGTGTTGGTTGACTCCAATCAATTTATCGACCAGTATCAAATTCCACTGTCTCAAGTTGTCAATGTGGGGCACAGCCTTTGGTATGGTTGCGACAATGTGGTTATCACAAACAACTACTTCAAAAACTGCGACTCATCGGCGATCAGTTATGCTGGCGGTAACGGAATTGTCATTGCAAATAACATCATTGAGGATGGGGGCTTGAACCCAGTTAGGTTGAGAGCAGAACTTGATGATAGCGCCACCCCAAGCGGTTTTTCTGTTGCGTTTCCTGACTATCCTTTACCGACCATTGGCATTAGCTATGACGTAAAGATTGTCAACAACGTCATTGCTGGAGCAACCTACACCAGTGGCGTGTCAAGTCGCGCAGTGTGGATTTCTTATGTTGATCCGGCTGATGGCTATTGGTTTAACGTAGACATTTCAGGTAATACGATCTCCATGTTGGATGCGCCTGATGATACGCACTACCCGATATGGCTTGAACAGGTTGAAGAAGTTAACATCGTTGACAATTATTTCAACTACAAATTCACAGCTATTTATTCTGATGCTAAGTCAGATTATGTTCGTATTGTTGGCAATACATTTGGTGGAAACGTATCGACTCAATCTGCTGACATTGTCTTTACTGGTGGCGGCGGTTCAGTTGTTTCAAAAGAACTTCGTGTTGAGAACAATAGGTTCGTGACGATTCCAAGAGAAACTGCTTACAACATCAGTTTGGTTGCAGGCCGCGACTTTAGAGAAGTGTTCATTTTGAACAATGTCGGAATGAAACCTGACGGAATCATAAATACGATTTCTCCTTATTTCGCGTCAAACACATTGCCGGGAATGGTGACGGCAACACCAACAACTGGCATCTATGGAAAATTTGACCGAGTTGCTACTATTCCAGCATCCGGTGTTCCACCAGAATATGTGTGCAGCGCATCCGGTTGCTTTGCAACATTCACAGCTACGGCCAGTGGTACGTCTGGTCAATACACGCTTACTGTGACCGATGGAACGCAATTTTTAGCTGGTCAAAAAATTACTGTTGCTGGCGTAGGAACTGCTGGTGCAAGTAAACAGTTTGTAATTTGCGATGTTGTCAGCAACACATTAAACGTGAACGCAGTTGTTGAAACCACTGCTTCTGCGCAAGCTGTAACTGCTGTTAACCCGACATTTGTCAAAACGTCAAACTATTCTTAACCCGTACTGGCGCGGCCCACCAGACTTAATGCCACGGTGGATGCCGTGGCTGGAAACAAGGAAATATCATGTTGGAAAAAATTGTATCTGTCGATCTGATTGAAGTCATTGAAAACGGCTCCATTCAAGTTCGCACCAAGACCGCCATCAAAGAAGATGGCGTTGAAATCAGCAGCAAGTTCCACCGCCACGTTGTCGCCCCCGGTGCTGATTACAGCGCCGAGGATGCCCGAGTTCAAGCCATCTGTGCTGCAACGCACACGGCTGCTGTGGTAAGCGCATATCAAGCAGCACAAGCTGCAAAAGGAGTTTGACATGTCTACCAACTCACAAATTGCATTTGCACCCCTTGGCAACACAGTAGTTGTCCCTGCTGCTGCTGCGGCCTCCACTGGCGTACAGGCGCTGGTTGACGCACGCTTTGATGGTCAAGGCACAGGTCAGTACCGCATCATCAATAGCAGTGCCAACACGGTGTTTCTTGGCGTTGGCCCCACGGCTGCAATCGCTACGGCCAACGCAGTGGCCCCGGTCGCCGGCACACCCTCGGCAGCCATCGTGCTTGTGCCTGGTGCTGTTGAGGTCTTGCGTTTTGCACGTGAGTCATTCTTCAGCGGCTTGGCCTCGGCTGCGTCTACTGTTTACATCGTTCCTGGCGAGGGCATGTAATGAATCAGGTCGATGCAACTGATGCACGACTACAGACGCACGAAGAAATTTGTGCACTCAGGTACGATGCCATCCAAAAATCGTTTGAGTCAGGCAGCAAGCGCATGAGCCGCATCGAGTACATCCTCTATGCGCTCATTGCCGTGACGCTGCTCGGCCCAGGCTTTGCTGCGGAGATGTTGAAAAAGATGTTGGGGGTCTGATGATTGACCTCACCAAAGCCATTGGTGCAGTTGCTGCCAGCGTTGCTGCTCTGGGCGGCAGCTACACCTTGGCCGACAAGTTTGGCTGGTTTGACCGGGCGATCATTGAGTGGTCGCCTGAGAACTTCAAGATCACCGCCGAGGCCGGGAAGCCGATAGCCGTCACTGTTGCACGGATTAAAAAGCGTGACGACTGCTCTGTCGAGAGCTTCACGCCAAGCATCCGTGACGCATCAGGGATGGTGCATGCAGCGACCACCACGGCAAGCAAATTCAGCGGCCCAGCAGGGCCAGAGATTGACACCTTCACGTACCAGCTCACGATGGTGCAGAAAGAAAAAATCGCTGATGGTAAGGCGACCCTGCTGGCAACAATCAAGTACAAGTGCCCCGAGGGTGAGCGCGTGGTTCAGTATCCTCGCCATCCAAACCTAAGTTTTGACCTGAAAGGGTAATCATGGACTGGCTTAAACAAATCGCACCGACCATCGCTACGGCGCTTGGTGGCCCACTGGCAGGTATGGCTGTGTCGGCCATATCCAAGGCCATCGGTGTGGACCCCGACAAGGTGGGAGATATGATCTCCAACAACAAGCTGTCAGCCGAGCAGATCGCACAGGTCAAGATTGCTGAAATTGAACTTCAAAAGCAAGCACAAGAACTTGGTCTGAACTTTGAAAAGCTGGAGGTTGAGGACCGCAAGTCAGCACGGGACATGCAGGCCACCACTCGCAGCCTGATGCCACCCATCTTGGCTGGCGCTGTGACGGTTGGCTTTTTTGGCATCATGGTGATGATGTTCTTCAACCAGATCGACAGCGGCAACCCTGCCATCTTGATGATGCTGGGCAGCTTGGGTACTGCGTGGACGGGCATCATCGCCTACTACTTCGGCTCGTCTGCTGGCTCCCAGGCCAAGACTGACATTCTCTCTAGGGCAGCAAAATGAAGGACAACTTTGAATCCGCGCTTGAAGCCGTTCTGCACCATGAAGGTGGGTTTGTAAATCACCCTGCGGATCCGGGCGGCATGACCAACCTGGGCGTGACTAAAAAGGTTTGGGAGGAGTGGGTCGGTCACGAGGTTGATGAAAAGACCATGCGTGGCCTGACGCCTGAGATTGTTGGCCCCATGTACAAAGCCAAGTATTGGGACAAAGTAAAGGGCGATGAACTGCCGTCTGGCGTGGATTACGCTGTCTTTGACGCTGCGGTTAACAGCGGCCCTGGCCGTGCTGCCAAGTGGTTGCAGTCCTGCGTAGGCGTTGAGCCTGATGGTGGCATTGGCCCCAAGACACTGGCAGCAGTTTCCGCCATAAACGCTGCCGAATTAGTTGAGGACTATGCCAAGCGCCGCCTGTCCTTTCTGATGGACTTGCCGCACTGGGGTACATTTGGCAAGGGCTGGGGCCGCCGTGTTGCTGCCGTGCAAACCGTAGCTGCAACCATGACCGCTTAGGTTGCGAAAAAATACACGCAGGCCGCTAAGAAGGTCAGCCACACCACTCCGACAATGCCAAGCAGCACCCACTCGGCCAAGTATCGAAGCTGCTGACGCCAGACGCTTGGCGGTAGCGGGTCCGCGGCCAGCATCACGGGCTTGTACTTAGCTACACGCACAGGACAATTGCGGCCTTGGTTGCAGTCTCCAAAATCGTTGCAGCAGTTCATGTGTTCCCCCTTGCTCGGATGGCGGCATCACCCGTCACCTCCCGAATTGCTGTTTCAATCAAACCAGAAAGCTCTATCCATTCCGCTGCTGTAAACAAGCTCATGTGAAAGTCGCCAATTTGCGCCTCAT